TGAAACGCAATACAAAGTAGAGTGCTGGGCATACAAAGAAGACGGCACCAAAGCCTTTTTAGTTAAACACAAGGTAGACTTCAGGATCCACCATAATGACGGGTCCTATGAGCTCCTAGAAGCTAAAGGAGTAGAAACCGACGACTATAAATGGCGCAGGAAGTTCTTAGAAAACATATGGCTACCTGCACACCCAGACCACACCTACACAGTAGTTAAACAAGAAAAGCACAAGAGAAGGGGTAAAAAGTGAGTGAAGATCAACTACAGAAATTAACAGACGCACAAGCAAACTACGTCGCAATAATGATTGACATGCTAGAAACAAAGGAAATCAGCGAAAACTATGTAAAGCTTGCAGAGTCTTTTGGCGACTTTCTAATAAACGCATTCAACTCTAAAACAGCACAAGAAATGCTTGAAGAGATGACAAAGGTAAACCGCCGCCTAGCCCGCAACGCCAAACCAGACCTGGGAAGGCTTGAGTAATGGCAGACAATAAATCATCCAACAATGTAGACCATTGGGCGGATCTATACCGCCACACCTACACGACATGGAATCTAGAAAACAGTAGTAGTAAGGGCAAAAAACCCAAATACTCTTGGGTAGAAGGACTTAGCAATTGTCCTAAGTGCAACGAAGACGTTACCGATTGTAACTGGTACTGCAGCCAGTGTAGTTATGGCGAAAAAGAGCGCTATTCTAAAAAGCCGCCTAAAGTTAAAGGCTATGTCTATGTTAAAGACAAAGACAACCCAGGTGGCAAATACTTTAGGATCCCAGACAAGAACCTATTTAAGTCTGTAATTCTAGAGTCATACAAGAAACAACAGATCCTTGAAGCCTTAAGTATGGTCCAGCACAAAGACAAGATCCTTAACGACTGGGGTTTCCACCAAACACTTGAAAAAGGTTTTGGTACCTCATTTCTATTTCATGGTAAACCAGGCACCGGAAAGACTCTTATGGCTCAGGCCATAGCAGACTACCTAGGCAAGCCACTAAAGGTATTCACCGCAGCAGACATCCTAGACAAATACGTAGGAGAGGCTGAAAGGAAAATTAAAGAAGCTTTTACGGAGAATGACGATGCCGTACTTTTATTCGACGAATGCGATAGTCTACTTTACAGTCGCGAAAACGCCCGCAGTAGCTACCAAATCAGTGAAGTTAACACACTCCTAAACTATCTAGAAAACTTTACGGGAGTAAGTATCTTTACGACAAACTACATAGCTCAACTCGACAAAGCGTTCGATAGGCGAATTGCCCTTAAAATGCAGTTTGATCTACCAACCAAAGAATTGCGTGTAGACATCTGGAAGCGCATGTTTCCAAAGATTGCTCCACTCGATAAAGACATCGAATGGGAACTACTTGCAGACTATGAGCTTGCAGGTGGCCACATTAAGAACGCGGTCCTTAGAGCACTACGCATTACCGTACACGCAGGTTTTCCAACAATAACTAACAAAGTACTTAAAGAGGCGCTCAAACAAGAACTTGAGTCAATGGTTGATTACGTTACTGACGAAGTTAGTCAAGACGAAAAGATTAAGGAGCAAATCTATGAGCACAACAAGTAAGAAAGTATCTAATGCAACACAAGCTTACTCCACTTCAGAAGTTGTCGACGTTGATTGGTCCAACCCTGACTGGAAATACACTATTGAAAAAACGCATCCATTCAGTGCCGGAACTCAAAAACTGGCCGCTTTTCTACGAAGAGTTAGAAGGGGACAAGCTAATGCACAAACGTACGAGGACATATAAGTGGAAAAAGAACTTAAGTACGTTGCAGTCATAGCAGTAACACTCATGGCTATTACCTCACAGCTACTAACTGTGTCGGTACAAACCAAGATCCTAACGCTAATACTAGCCGCAGCCTTGTTTATTTACATTCAGTTAATCGAAAAAGATACGAGTAGGAAACGTTGAACAAAGAAGAATACCAAAAACTTCGCAAAGAAGGCAAACGCGGCCAAGGTCCGCAGCCTCAAACAACAAAGTACATATCAGAACTAAGTAAGGCATTCTCAAGGCGCAGAGCTCAAAGAAAGAAGTATGTAGATCCTATCTTTACTAAAGCCTACACAAAGCGTCCTAAGAAGAATACCAAAGAACAAGTGTTAAGAACCGAAGAGATTCGACACCTATTCTCACTTGTTAGAAAAGGACTATTTAGATGAGCGAACAATGGCACCCAGAAAGACTTGACGACGATCACTTATGGGGACTCATAGAACACGCACAATCACAAATTGAAATGTGGACACGCCGCCAAGAAATAGCAATGGGTCACCTTGCTACCCGAGGCGTAGTACTACAAGAATACCCAACGAGTAACTAATGGCAACATATTTAGTAGAAGTAGTCGCATACAAAGAAACCGAAACAACCATACCTTCAAAATATAACTGGGAAGAAGACAAAGTAAAAATTGTTCAAAAGTACGTAAAAGCCTCAGACCTCTATGAAGCCGTAACTAAGTTTCTACTTGTTAAAGGCTATAAGGCAGAAGCAATATGCGTAACTGAACAAGAACCAGATCCTAGCCTAGATTTAATGCTTACTTCACAACTGTCTGAAAGCACTGATTCATGAGCGTAAAGAACCGTAAACGCAGACTATATAAAAAAGCCGCTGGACTTGGTCTTAGCAAAGAGGCTATCAAAAAAGCAATGGAGACAGTTCGGCCAATCATAAAGGCAAACAAATGAGCAAATTAAAACAATCAACAGAATACTCATCTGCTAAAAGCTGGATCGACCAAGCACTTGCAAGAGGACACATGCTAAATCTAACTACGCATGTTAACCGACCCAGAATATCAGCAGAGACAATTCTCAAAATGGTAACACTTAAGAACCGGTTCTTAGGCATTCACCGCTCACTTCACGAAGAAGCAGTAATAGCCGAAGAGATTAAACAATAAAGGAGAAAACAATGGTAACTTCAATCAAAGTAATTGCATGGGTCCTAGCAGCATTCTCAACACTAGCAATAATAGGAATACTATCAGACCCTACCGCAGAAGGTGCCTCTTACGGCGTTCTATATGCCGGTGCAGTTCTTGTACAAAGCGTTCTTGTCCTAGTACACGTTAAAAACCAACAATAAGGATCTGGCCGGCGGTAATGCGAATTGCCCTTGATCGCCATAAGTTCAAGTCCGTGCCGGCCCCTTCTCAAAACCCAAATATACGGGGAGACCATTCTGCTTGCTTGCGAGCCTGCAGAATGACCCCGTCTAAATATCAATCACTAACAATTAAGGAATAACAAATGAAAATAGCAGAAGCCCTCGTATTACGAAAGCACCTAGAAGCAAAGGTCCGCCAGCTCGAACCATTACGCCAAATTGGTGAAACCGGAGTATTTGAGACTAAAACAGAACGAGTCAACATTAACGAAAATGTTGACGAGATTAAGCTCAAAATTCCTAAAGTAGAGCTTAAGGACATAACTAAAGAATATGATCGCTACTCAAAGGCATTAAGGCAACTAGACACAGCAATTCAAAGGGCTAACTGGGAGCACGAAGTCAATGTCGAGCTTGATCCAGAAATAGCAGTTTAACAACTGGCAGGTGCGCCTGCCGTCAACCATAATTGGCCCGTACTGGTCTTTGGAAGTCTGACCTTAACCGACTAGCTTTTTGGCCAATTAGCATTTCTACTACAAATTGACCTTATCAGTCAAAAAATACAATGGATCTTGAAGTCCTTGGTTCGATTCCAAGCACCCAACGGTGTAGCTCAGTTGGTTAGAGCGCAAGAAGTATTCCATCTGTTGCATGGAGCAATGGCACTGACCACCCTCACAGGTTTACACCTTAACGCTCAGACGATAAGTACGCCCTGCATCAGTCCTACGACGGTAGGCAGTAGGCACATTAGTAGAACATCAGAACATTTCACAGATTACTTACTTTTAACCGAGTATGGGAATTGTGGTTGACGACAGGCGCAACACAAGTATTCAGTAAGGATTGTTAGGTAGTAGGACTGTTAACGCGGTCTAGGTCGGTTTTTTATAACCTTTCTTTCATAAACCTGTAACTACTACCTAGCACCCCTTACTGAATAGCATAGTAACTAATAGGAAAGGGGAGTAGAAACGTTGAATAAGCTAGAACACCAAAGGCGCAACCCTCATCTATATACGACACTAAATCAAAGTGTAAATGCAGATGGAAGTATTACAACTTTTGACGATATTACACGAGGATTACAGAAAGCATTATCTGCTATGGATATAGCCCATATCAATACCTTTGGTGGGCCTCATCCCGTATATTGTTTACGACCCATTATTGGAAACGCCGAATACCCTGTTTGCCAAATGATAGAAATGATAAATGAGGATATGGACAAATGCAGGCTAGGATTTATAAAAAACTACCAAAGAACGTGGAATGAAGCTCGTGCGAAGCACACTAACCTCACACTCATAAGTAAATATAAGGAGAAAAATAATGCCATCAGGTTATGACGAAGAATCAGGAACGGCGGAGATACGAAAAGTTCTACAAAGATACGGCGTAGACAATGACGAAACACTCAATGCCATGTCTATTGAAATAGCTAACGTCAGACGACTAATGCCTGAAGTGAAATACCCACCACGCCCTAAACTGAACACCAAAGAGAACGAGATAGACCTGCTCTCCTACTACCGAGTAGATTTAATGTTCTCAGGTAGTGTTGAAATAAATGGAGTAGAAGATGGGTTTTACGTTTCTGGCAGCGTAGATGGCCTCTCACTATTAAAAGCCTTGAACGAGCTAAACCACCCCACTAACCGAGGAGAAGAATAAATGAGCGGAACAATAGACTTAAGCGGTCTTACATCAGAAGCACAGATAGCCTTTGTAAAGAGGCTTATTGAAGCAGGAGTAATAACATGACCACTAACACTACAGAGAACGCAAGACAAGTAGCCGAAACCTTTGCTAAAGCCTACGAGCAGAAGTTTAACGAACTATCTATGACTTCTGGCGACACCGCAAACATTATTAAACAGTGCAAAGAGTACGCCACAGACAAACTAGCTCAAGCAATTCAGCAAGAAGTATTACGGGGGAGTGTAGAGGCGAGCAAAAAGGCAAGTATGGAAATAATCGACTGGCTTGCTGAAAACCACCCAGCAGTAGCTAAAGAGCTAATTGAGAAACTTAACACACTACTTGGAGGTAGCGATGAGTAAACTAGAGGTGTTCGTAACCGAAATAAGACCAGACGGTAAGCAGTATGTTGGCGTTGTAGACGGACAAATCAGGCGACTACATTATAGTAGTAGCGATACCTGGGCGAAAAATGACGATATTGTGCCAACTATGGTAAAAGACTTTGGCGATACGCCAGAGCTGTACTTTGACAGCGTAAATCAAGAGATTTCCGACAAACTTGCCGAGCTACGGGTGGGCTATAACACCTATAAAGAAACACACGGACACCTAACTATGAACGACTACTTGGACTTGGTAGCCACCCCTGTACTTGGAGGTGAGAACGATGAGTAAGTTACGAAACTGCCCTAGATGTGGCGGAAGCGGTAAAGTCGGTGGCTCACAATTGGCGGAGCTAAGAGCTAAGACGGGGTTAGACCAAGCCTCTGTTGCAAAACATCTGGGCATACAAAGAACTGGCTACAGCATGATTGAAAATGGCCGAGCAAATATGACAGCAGACAAAGTATTTCCGCTCGCAGAGATATTAAAAACAACACCTCAAAAAATTCTTGATGCTATGTATGGCGACCCCACCCCCAACACACTATTAGAGAGGAGTACCAAGTGAGCGAAATACCATTACCAAACATCGTTGTGGTAAAAATAAGCGTATGTGCGCCAAATGGTGATGAACTATGGACATTCAATAGTTTAGAAACCGCCCCAGGTAACAGCATCACGGTAGAAATACCCAAGAGCATACAGGTTGACGAGATAGATAAAATACTGTTTGCGTATCAATTATGGGCAGTGGACGGACAAGGTCACGATATAAGGCTACCTGGAAAAAGACTAACCCACGCCGAAGCTAAACAAGCCATTGAAGCCCTCCTAGCCTCAGAACGTGAGAAAGCGGAGCGCTTGAAAGAGCAAGACACTCTGCTAAGAATACTGTTCTTAACGAACGAGGGCACTGGCGCAAAGAAGTATGTTGAAGACCGCCTCGCCACCCTAAATAAGGAGAATAAGTAATGGGCGCTATGCTTGGAGATATACCAGACGGTGACGGCTATGAAATAACAAGGCCCTCGCAAACTCCGAGTACCTCACCCACCCCTGAACCCATAGAGAGCTTAGTAGAATCATTTACTAATAACCTACCAATCAAAGCAACAGAGATAGGCTGGGAAAAGATAGGCGAAGATATGCAAGAAGTAGTGCAAGCCATTAAAGCCCTCATCACCACCCACCAAAACCAACTATTAGACAGACTGTTGAAGGAGGCTAAAGAGTACGAGGAATGGACAGGCTGGAACGGCAAAGCAATACCAGTAGACGCTATTAAGAAGATGAGGACTAAGTAATGGCAACAAAACCATGCAAACCATTTCCTAAAATATGCCCCAAGCACAACACACTTTACTCCTGCTTGTTCTGTATCTATGAGAGGACTAAGTAATGCGTAGTGAGATGAACTTTACACCAGGCAAAACTAAATGCTCAGATTGCGGCCAACCAATACAAGTAAACCAGAAATTCAGCTATGCAGCCGACAGCTTTACTCACATCGAGTGCCCTAAAAGCAACGTGCGTAGTGAGATAGATTACATACTAAAAAGTAATGCGGCCGTTCAAGTGTTGTACGACAAAGATTCTCTCGAAGACTACCCAAAGCTCGTGGACAACCTACTAGCCCTCTTTGAAAAGATGTGTAATGAGGTGAGTTTTGATAGGTTGGCGGACGAGCTAGTGGAAAAGAAGTACCAGCTCCGAGTGGAGCACAATCACGGCACAATGCAGTGGTTTGCCTACTACGCGGGCAAAGACCAGCGGCGATTGTTTGACGATGACGGCGACTGGGACACTGCCGCCAGCACCCCCACCCAAGCCCTACAAGCCCTTAAAACTAAGTTAGGAGAGTAACAATGGGTTATATAAATGTTTGCGATTTATGTAGAAAACCAATTATGCAGGCATACACAGATAGGGCATTAAAAGTGACTGTCAAAAGAATACACAATCGTTTTGACGGACTTGTGCCCTATAGGAATACCACCACCATTGAGGTTTGCAACGACTGTACAAAAAAACTCTTGAAGGCCACCACTAAAGAAGAAAAGGAGAGCTAGATGTTCTGCAACATACAAATTACTCACAAATGGTATGGCTGGCAAAGAGAAACAGTGAGTGTATATAAAGGGCTAGAGGGCGCGTTCATAGTTCAAATGAACGTCTGTACTGAATGCGGAAAAATTAAGATGAAGAAGCTTCAATAAGAGGAAGAAAAGGAATAGTATGAAAATAATAAAAGTAGACGGCGGTTACTTAGTAAGGAAATGGGGCAAATGGTACTTTACCCACCCGCCTTATGACGTTTGCACAAGAGCATTAGTAACAGATCTTACGTTAGAAGAGGGGGAATAGTATTAACTGCTTATGCCTTTTATGGTATAATGCAGCCAAGACTTTCGATATATCTACCCTTATGCGAGGCGTGTGGAACGCTTGCGCGCAGCTTACGTTCTTCGCGCACTAGTACATTGCGCGAGCGGTGGTTCAACTCTGTTGGAGAAATGACATACTCAAAGATTGCTTTTTTCTTTTATCTAAAACAAACACATGACCATAAACTAAACCGCCGTCTCGCTTAACGGTAGACATTACTATTCGGTCCCATTGGGGACTGAGTGTTTAGTATGCGGTGCCCACCCCCTCATGCTAAACACCCAGTCTCTAAAACAATAGAAAGGCGTGGTGAATTGAAAAATCAAATTATAGTGAACGATCCGCAAGGCTCATACCTAAATGTTACAGAGATGACCCAAGAGGGCGAATCTCTTATTCAAGCCATACAAGACGAGCTTACGTTCACTGTCTTACCGGTTATGCCAAACCGCATAAACATGACATACAAACAATTTGAATCTATAGAAGGCGAGATTCAAGAGATTAGTGATGCAGAGCCCCGCATAAAAGACCGCCTATTGTTTACTCCCTACAACGCCATGGAAGTTAATGTCGTCGACGCACCGGAGAAATAATGCCGAAAAAACCTGTTGCAAAGAAAAAGCCCATAAAGAAGGCCCCTAAAAAAGCACCCAAAGGAACAAACCCTGTAGGTAGGCCCAAGAAGTTCAATAGCGTAGAAGAACTTCAAAAGAAGATAGACGCATACTTTGCTGAATGCGATCCACACTGGGTAGACGTTATGGAATGGGTACAGCAGCGCGACGAACAGCGCAAGCTAGTCTATGACGAAGACGGCCAGCCCCACATGGTACTACGTGAAGTAAAAGTTAAAACCAAGCAAATACCATACACGATTACAGGACTTGCACTGGCCCTCGAAACCACCCGCGAGACGCTTTTAGACTATGAAGACACAGATGAATATTCTGACACGGTAAAAGCGGCCAAGCTAAAATGCCAGAATTATACGGAGTTAAGTCTCTATGGCAGCAACGCCACCGGCCCTATTTTTAGTCTCAAAAACAACTACGCATGGAAAGACCGAACAGAAGTTGAAGGCTCCGGTGAACAAAAGATAATCATCGAAACACGGAAGCATAATGCTGACTAAGACTATTAGCCTTCCACACATCTACAAGGCCAGAGAGTATCAAGACGATGCCTGGGAAGCTTTTCATGGTGTAGGTGCCCACAAGAACAAGAACTATAGAATCTTTGTATTCAACTGGCACCGACGTGCCGGCAAAGACATGACTTGCTGGAACATGGCAATAGAGCGCACCGCAGAGTCACCACAGACATGTAAGTACGCATTTCCTACAAATGACATGGCCCGCGCTAACCTTTGGGAAGCCTACACTAACGACGGCTTGCGTTTCACCGAGTTTGTGCCCAATGACCTACGCGTTAAAGCCCACAAGAACGACGATGGCCTAAACGACACCCTCAAGCGCATAGAGCTCATTACGGGTGGTAGTATTCGAGTTATATCAGTACACAAACCAAACACATTACGTGGTGGTAACGATAAGATATTTGTTTTGTCTGAGTTTCAGAACATGGATCCAATTGTTATTGACATCATTGAGCCTATTTTAGAAGCCAACCACGGCATTCTCTTGATCAACATGACCGCCAATGGTGATAGTGCCGCCAAAGGTATGCTTGAAGCCTGGAAGCAAGACCCAACCGTTTATGTATCAGTACTCACTGTAGACGATACACCTGTATTTACACCCGAACAGATGATTCGTATACGCGAACAGACTATAAAGCGCTTCTTAGCCCGTGGACAATCAGAAGAAGAAGCCAACGCCTTTGTGGATCAAGAGTACTACTGCTCATGGGACAGCCCAGTGAGTGGCTCATACTTTGGTGCTGCAATGCGACGTATTGAAGAAGAGGGTAGACTACGCAATCTCCCATACGAAAGCCAGCTTCTAGTCAACACCTACTGGGACTTAGGAGTAGATGACTCAATGAGTATCTGGTTTGTACAGCTATTCAACAATGAAGTAAGGGTCATAGACTACTACGAAAACAGTGGAGAAGGTATGCGCCATTACATAAACGAGCTGAACAAGCGTAACTACACTTATGGCAAACACTTTGCACCTCACGACATAGAAGTTAGAGAGCTCACAACTGGCGTAAGTCGTAAAGAGACAGCCGCCAAGCTAGGTATTAACTTTCAAACAGTTAAAAGACCGCCAAAGAAAGAAGACGGCATTGACGCTATACGTAACATACTTACCCGTTGTTACTTTGATAGAACTAAATGCCAGCGTGGTTTCGATGCCCTTAAGAGTTACCGCAAAGAGTGGAATGAAAAGATGATGGTCTACAGCTCCACACCGGTACACGACTGGTCCAGTCACGCTACAGACGCATTTCAAACACTAGCTTTATCTAACCCGCGCCCACTAATACAAAGAAAACAAAGAGCACCAGCCAGAAAGACGAGGTTTCAAGTATGAGCCAAGACGAACTCAACAAACACATCAAGAAGACCACCAGCACAGTACTTCCTGATGGAACTATACAGATTCTCGCAGACTCGTACTATGAAAAGCTTGCTCATTCACAGACAGAACTAAAAAAGCTAGTGCCAACATCATCACAGACCATACTCAAAGACGTATTAAGCTGTCTAGACTTGGTAACACAAGACAAGTCACCCGAAGTAACGATCCGCATTATTAGCAAGCGTGGAGATCCATCGGTCATTGAAAAGACATGGGTAGTTAGCAAAGAGAATTTTGATAGACGGTAAAATACCGTTTATGGTATAATACAAGCATAAAGTAGCCATTCGCTTCGTCGACCCTACATCCGTAGAAACGACAATAGCCGATGGCTTTTTTTGAAAAAGACGAGATACACAGTCTTTACGAAGAATCAAAACAAGAAGCATTAGTCTGGCGCAAAGATTATAACGAGTACGAGCGCCTCGCGGACAATGGTCTTCTTGAAGATATTGACGAATTTGAACCGGAAGTAAACGACGGCTCTTTAGCTGCCGCATTATTCAAGTTACCCAAAAGAATTATTAGCTCAAAGCTTACTGGCCGCGCTAAGGCACTAGACGCAGACGATGCCTGGATCACTGAGCTTGCAAACATACAATGGGAAAACAACATTGTACCTAACGCCAACCAGCAGGCACCATTTCACCGTAAGTGGAAGGACGCAGTTCGCAAGTCTGCTATTTATGGCTCACAGCCGATCATTAACCTCTTTGTAGAAAATGGCGACTACACCGGTTCAGACATTGTTATACCTCAAGCACAAGACGTAACTCTTGAAGCTGGCAAGGTATCGGACTACGACTCAGACATCATCTTCTGGGACGTGTATTACTCGAAGAAGCAAGTCCGCGACATGATTGAAGCTGCTAAAGCAGAGCCTAAGGACGGCTACAACAAGTGGAATGTAAAGAAGTTAGAAGAGATTTACGCTGCCAAGCAAGAAGAAGACCGCCCAGCTAACGAAGAGCACAACTCTAAGAAAGACAAAGCTGTAGGAAAAAGTGGCATTCACTTTTATATTGCGTTTCAACGTGGTGTAGAAGCTCCATTCTACATGTTTCACTCAAGCTGCAAAGACGATCCTATTCGAGAGTGGACTAACCCAGACCCTACTGGTGATATGCCGGTCCACTACCTGTACTGCTACCAAGACTTTGTAAACCCTTACGGTATTGGAATTGTAAAGCTAGCCGGCGGTACTCAAAACGTACTCGACTACATGCGCCGAGCAGACGTATTGGCTACACAGCTAGGTTTGCGCCCACCCAAGAAGATTAAAGGCAACGCAGACGACATTGACGAAGACTCATTGGTATACCAGCAAGACGCTAACTGGTTTGTTGGTGATGCTGACGTAGAGCGTATGGAACTGGCTAGCGGTGTATATAACCAGCTACCAGGCCGTATTGAAATGTACCAGTCTTCTCTAAACAAAGTATTGCCTATGGGCGACTCTTCAGTATCTGCAGCAGCAGGAGACCCACTACAGTCAAAGACTCCAGCCGGCGTAAAGCTTCAAGCTGCAAACTTATCTATTGACGACGACGACTTTAAAGACAACACCTACATGACTTACGCCGCAGTAGCTAAGTCAATGATCAACACCCACTTTGCAAACATGCAGGGAACCGACCTTGTAAAGCTATCTGACAACGAACGCGACATTCTACAAACAGCTGGCATAGATTTCCCAACTGACGAAGCCGGCCAACCATCAAACGAACTAGAAATTCTATGGGATGAAGCTCTTTAACGTCGTCCTTAGGCACAGATGGACCTACTTGGCTTAGGAGCTGTAGTTTTATCTCTTCTCGGACCTTGGTCATTTCTTCGGCGAGCTGCTTCTGCTCAAGCGATCGGTCATCCTCTGGCTCGATGTGCCACTTGAGCAACGCCACGGCCCGTTGGCGAGCCTCAAGGCATTCCATGATCGATGAGTCATTCCGCATCAGGCGGGCGTTCTCGATCGAGTTCCGCAAGGCGACGTCGTATTCGCGGTAGGTGCTGGCCATCGTGCTGGCCCGACCCTGGAACGTGTTCGCGTGATTGACGGGGAAAAACTCGATCCCGTTTCCCGTGGAGACGGAGCCGTTACCAGTCTGATGGAGCCGAGTGGGAGCGATCATGGGCCGCCTGCCAAATGGAAAACCCCGCGACAAAGCTCTTTCGAGTCTGTCGCGGGGTGAGGGGTTCTCTTGCCGCTAGGTCGCCCGTGATTCTAACCGGCGGGAGATTCTTGGGAAGACTTGTCGGCTGTCTCCTGGATATCGGTCTCTGCTTCTGAGACCGGAGGAGTTGCATTCATCGCAGCCGACTCCGCTTCTGCCTTTGTCTGAAACACGGCACCCTCAACGCATCCATGCCCCCATGTGCCATCGCGTCGGAGGTACAGGCGGAAGTCAGCGTTTAGGCATACCCACCATCCAGGCACACTCGGTATGTCACAGTCGCCATGATCGCATTCAGGCAGATGGCCGAGACGATCTCGGTAACGATTCTGGTGAACTCGAACGGGTGCATCAGTTTCTTCCCCCAGCCACAGATCAGTTGTAATGCGGTCTGGTTGCCAGCCTATGCCCCACTGCCAGCCCAAACTGAAGCCCCTTACCCAACCCTTCGCGATACCCTTCCTCGCGGATCAGGCTTCGGCTGCGTGTAAACTCCTCATACTCCATCCAGTTGCGACTGCCAGCGGGCCTCATCCCGAGCCGCCGTATGACTGCGAATGAGGCGTTCCCGACCATGCTTTCATGAACCATTGCAATCACAGAACAGAGTCGTCCCGAATT